TAATTTTTAAAATAAAAACGTCTGTAACCTTCTGTAACTTTTGCTGTAACCTATTCAAAATACCATAAATACTACTACTATAATAATATAGGTTACAGTTACAGTATTATTTATATAAAATATATATTTTTTTATATATAGGATTTTTACCATGTGTGTTTTTATGTTTTTACAAAACTTTTGCAAAAAGGTCTGTAACCTGTGTAGGAATGTAACCAAATGCTCTGTAATTGCGATACAACTAATGTTATATCGGTTACAGAACTGCTGTTTTGCTGTAACTTTTGCTGTAACCTATTTTTTCTTAAACAATTTTTTCCATTTTTTTCCATCTTTTTTCTTGCATATTAATTTTATTATTCTTATCTTGCGAGATAAAATGTTTTTGTATGGGAGCTCCTATAAATAATGAGTTTTGGAAATTAAGAAGTAAACACGGCAGAGATAAACTATTTGAAACACCTGAATTACTTTGGGATTCAGCCTGTGAATATTTTGAATGGTGCAACTCTAATCCATTGTATGAAACTAAAGCATTTGCGTTTCAGGGTTTAATAACAACAACAGAAATACCATTAATGAGAGCAATGACCCTAAGTCAATTGTGTCTTTATTTGGGTTGCAATGAAGCTTATTTTAGACAATTTAAGTCCGACAAAAAGAAATGTACAAAAGATTTTTCTACAGTCATTGAGAAAATTGAACAGGTTATCTATAATCAAAAATTTCAAGGGGCTGCTTGTAATTTACTTAATTCCAACATTATTGCACGTGATTTGGGTTTAAATGAAAGCATTGACCACACTTCTAAAGGCGAACAGATAAAATTCAACATAGGTTTCACAACTGAGGATGATAAATCTTAATTTCAATAAAAAATTATTTAATCCTTTATTTTTTGAACTGCAACAGGATTTAAGTAATAAAGACATAAGAACTATTTTTTGTTACGGCGGTTCAAGTGCCGGTAAAACTCATTCAATATCACAATTACAGATAATAGAGCTACTTAATAGACGAAATACTGCTGTATTAAGGAAGTATTCAACTGATATTAAACATACTGTTTATTCAGATATAAAAGGAATAATAAGCAAGTGGGATTTGACTAAATTTCTACAACCACAACAAAACTTAATTAAATTTGATGAATTAAACTACATTGCTTTCAGGGGGTTGGACGACCCAGAAAAAGTAAAAGGTTTATCTAACTTTCATTATATTTGGATGGAGGAGTTTAATCAATTTGAGCTAGAAGACTACAAACAGATCCGTAAGAGGTTAAGAGGTTTAGAAAACCAAAAGATATTAGCGACGTGGAATCCAGTTGACGAGGATAGTTGGGTTAAAAAGGAAGTATTAGACAAAGAAACGTGGAGTGAATTGCCAACCAACTGCACAGGAAAATGGATTAATGAAAGCGGAGATATGTTGCTTTATAAACTTACATACCAAGATAATTATTGGATTGTAGGTAGTCCAGATGGTAGTTATGGTTATGTAGATAAACACGTTATTAATGACTTTGAGAAAGACAAAACAAACGATTTCAGATATTACCAAATATATGCCTTAGGCGAGTGGGGTCGTATTGATGTTGGTGGCGAGTTCTACAAATGTTTTGATATTAATTTAAATACAAAGAAAAGTAATTACAATCCATCGTTACCACTGCATATAAGTTTTGATGAAAACGTGATGCCATACCCAGCGTTGGTAATTTGTCAAGGCAATAGTAATGAACTTTGGCAAATTGATGAGATATGCCTTGAATATCCAAAGAACCGATTAACTGATGTGTTAGATGAATTTCAAAAGCGTTATCCGATAAACAAGAACGGACTTTTTATATACGGTGATAGAACAGCAAAAAAAGAAGACACTAAATTACAAGCTGGTCAAAACTTCTTTACTATAATTGAAAACACATTGCGAGGTTACAATCCACAGCTAAGGTTGCCGAGTAGCAACCCTCCTGTTAAATTAAGAGGTAATTTTATAAACGATACGTTTAAAGGTTTGACAAACATAACAATACATCTTAATCCCGAATGCAATGAAACTATTAAGGATTTCAAATATGTCAAAGAAAATAACGAGGGTGCGAAACTAAAAGAAAAAACAAAACACGCATCTACTAAAGTTACATACGAGAAATATGGACATACTAGCGACTGTCTTGACTACCTAATCTGCGAGTATTTCAAAGATGAGTTCAATAGGTATCAAAATAAAACGCAACGTCAAAAGATTATTTGGTAATTAACAAACAAATGTTAATAAAAAAATAAACATAAAAACAAAATAAATTAAAATAAATTTTATTTTTGTAAATTAAGCATAAGTAAATTATGATTTATTCAGAACTTGAAGCAGTAGAATTAGTTAGAAAAAACTTATCCACTCCAAAATGGGTAATAGATGCACGTGAGCATCAAGAAAGAGCAGAGGCTTTAGTTCTAGGTGACGATTTTACTGAATTATTAGTTAATAAAATCGAGCATATCGAGTCTGCAAAAAAAGTTAAAATAAGAAAAGATTATTCAAGAAACATAATTGATTTATTCGAGAGAGTTGGGCGTCCAATTGATAATGTTTTTTCATCAACTGGAGGCGGTGTTGATTTTTTGACTAAAAAAGATACTACTATAAAACATCTTGCTTTAGCTTTATCTGATGTAAGAGGAGGGATGAGCCTAAGAAGATATAGCGAGAAAGTAATAAAAGAACAATTAATAATAGAGCCTAATGGTGTTCAATACATTGAATATACTTCGGATAAATTTTGGATTAATCCAGTGTCTATTGAAAGTATAAGAAACTATGAAAGTAATAATGGCGGCCAGTTATTAGAATGGATTTTGTTTGAGCCTGAAAAAGCCAAAATGTTAAATAATGATGTAGAGATATTCAGGCTAGTAGATGCAATGAAAATTCATTTCATTTTAAAGAGAGGCGACAGTTTATCTTACATAGCTGAAAAATCACATACACATCCATTTGGTCGTGTTCCTGCTGTAATCAATAGCGACATACATGATTTAAAAGATAAAATAAGACAATCAATTTACGGTAAAATATTCCCTTTAGCAATGGAATATGCTAGGGACGTTACTATTAAGATTTTATTTAAAATTACAAAAGGTTTTCCTTTGTTTTGGCGTTTAGCGATGCAATGTCAATCATGTCATGGCACCGGTAAAAATGGTAATACTAAATGTCCAGACTGCGATGGAACAGGACTTGCTAAACGTAGAGATATTACTGATGAAATAGTAGTTGGAATACCTGAGCCAAATGACCCTATTGTTACTCCTAACATTGCAGGATATATCACACCTCCATCTGAGATACTTGATATGTTTAACAATGAAGATAAATTATCTGAAAACAAGATAATGGATACTATTTGGGGTTCGCATATTGAGAAATCAAACAATGAAACAGCAACGGGACGATTTATTGACGTTAATCCAAAGATACAAAGATTAAACGCAATAGCTGACAGTCTTGAATATATAGAGGAATCACTTGCAAACTTCATAGCAAACTTAGTTGATTTGACAAAAGATAGAAAAGAAAAAGCTATTGAAATAAAGTATGGTAGGAATTATATATTAGAATCAACTAATGAATTAATTAGCCAATACGAGACTGCCAAAGAAAAACAATTAAGCGTATCTATTCTTGATAATATGCTTAAAGAAATAGTTTTGAGCAAGTATAAAAGAAATACCAATCAATTGAATATTATATTAAAAAAAATAGAAATAGAACCATACGTTCATTTCACCTTAGACCAAACTGAAAAACTATTTGGGATTAAAGAAGCACAAAAAAAGATATTGTTTGCAGAGTTTTGGAAAAAAGCAAATACAAACAATACAGTAGAAGAATTAGAAAGAGAATTTGAACAATATATTAATCAAAAACAACAACAAGATGATAGCAGTTTATAAATTATTTAAGTTAGGCAGAATCGATGGGAAATATGATTCTGAAACTAGAAAATTAGAAAGAGAAAGAGTAGTAGTATCAGTTGATTATGCTGATTCTATTAACGCTAACAGTCAAACAACTGGATTGTTTTATGAGATTCAAGAAAAAGAAACTCAAGAATATAGAGCAATCATAAAAGACAGAAAAGTTAATCAAAAAGAAGCAAAACAACTAAAAAAAGAAGGTGCGACTGAACAATTAATAGACGCAATTGAAAAAGTAGTTGAGAGAAAAAACAAAAAGAAAAAACAACAATAACATGGCAATAGAAAATATACAAGAGATAGAAAAATTATTGAAATTAAAAGAAGGTTCATTAACCGAAGCTATTACAAAAGAAGAAGCCGTTAAAATAGAAATACCAGCACTACACGTATTTAATGATGATGAATTGAAAACAAGGGATTCACGTCAATACGGATTAGGTAAAGATGCTGAAAGAGAGATGTCGGTTAAAAATAAGGCTAAAGACCTTAATATGACAATTGACAAATATGACATGGATACTTTCTTAGATGCTTATAAAAATCTTGTTAAAAAAGAAATAGGAGCAACTGATACTGAACTGCAGAAAGCAATTGAAGAAAGAGATGGTAAAATAAAAACATTGTCGAATACTATTTTAGAAGAACAAAACAAAGCTAAAGAAATAGAAATCAGTTATATTAATAAGTTAAATCAAAACGAGATTAACGAAAAGAATAATGAGATTATCGGAAAAATTTTAGCTAAAAATCCAGCTGCTAAATTAACAATTGATAAATCGGATGCTGTTGTTTTATTCAATAGTAATTTTTCATCTAAAAAAACAGAAACAGGTATTGAAGTTTTTAAAGGCGAAAAAAGATTAGAAGACCCGAAAACATTTAATCCTATTGCATTAGAGGAAATTTGGGAAACTTTTTTAACTGAAAAAAAACTTATAGCTATTGAAGGAGGTTCGAGTGAACAAAGTCAGCATAGTAGCAATGGTAAAAAAAACATGGATTCATTCTTAAAAGAAATGACATCAAAAGGTATCAAATACGGTTCAGAAGAATTTCAGGCTGAATTAAACAAAAGAATAGAGAAAAAGGAAATTATTATGTAAATACTATATGAATGGTCGCTAAGACCGAAAGAGTAAAGTCCGAGATATGTGACAAAAGAGTAAAGCCAAAGACACTGGCAATTTTAAAAAAAAATTATTAATTTTAAAAAATACTTATATGTCATACTTTAATCCTTCGATTTTAGCGAATGCTCAAGTACAAGTAGCTACTGATTTCGCTAGTCCAGAGCAAAAATATACATTTCCTGAAACAATGAAATGGTTTATTGCAGGACGTGATAAAATGATTCCTAATTACATGGAATTAAAAAAACGTGATGATTTAGTTCTAGATACGTTTATTATTAACAGAGCAAAACGCTCATTAACAACAGCTTATTCAGCAACTCATGCTGGAGGTAAAGGTGACTCAACAAAGGTAACTCCAACATGGACTCCTTATTCTGATGGATTCGCAATATCTCTAAAGCAAGGGGATAATAATATATTTTCTCAACAAAATATGTTAGCTGCTGAAATAGGTAATGTTTTTAGAAATTTTGCAGAAGACACTGAAACATTGGCTTCGACTTATGCTCATGCTAATAGAAGTGGTGTTAATATTGCAACTGTTGATGGTTCTTTTGATTCAACAAACGATGTTTTTGAAATACAAGACAATCTTGAAAAAGAAGCTGTTAATATTTCTAAAATAGTTATGAAAATAAACAAATTAAACACTGCAAATTTAGTTTGTTTCTGTGATTCTATATCTTATAGAAAATTTGAATTTTATGCAAATCAAGGCACTGGTAACAGCGTTAATACATCATTCCAATATTCAGGAGTAAACTTTGTTCATTCAGTTGGATTAGATGCTTTATTTGGAGCAATGGGTTACGACTTAGGAGCATGGATAATTGCACCTGCTGGAACTTTTGGTGTTATGGATTGGACTCCAAAACAAAATAGAGAAGGTTTTGTTGAACCGGGAATTGCACAATATGGTGTTATAAATAACCCATTATTAGGAATAAATCATGGATTCCACATGTACGCTGAACGCTCAGATGCTCAAGGGTCAGGTGGGTACTACCAAGATGTAAACTATGAATGGCAATTTACAACAATGTTAGGCTTTGTAAAAGCTCCATTGACTACTGCTACTGAAAGTGTATTTCAAGCGTTTGCTATAATTCCAACTGTTGTTGCTTAATTTATAAATCTTTAAAACTTAAAAAAATGAAAAAATTATTTATTTTATTGATATTAGCGACAATTTCAATAATGAGTTATTCGCAAGACAAATCTAAAACACTTGGATTGCAAGATTATGTATATGAATACACGCTTGGAGCATCTGATACTGTTAGTAATAACGACACTCTTTGGAGTGCTGAGTTATTGACAAATAAGATTGCACCATTGTTGTATAACATTAAGGTTAAACTTACTAAGGTTTCAGGTACGCCAAAATCAACTGTATATCTACAAGGTAAATTATTCTCAGATGACACATGGGTTAATATCACATCATTAACTTATGGAGGTACAACTGCTGATACAACTATCAACTGGAGTAATATAGTGGCCAACACAATTACAGGAACAAATACAGTTAATGCTGATAGTACAATCACTGTTAATAATGTTTATGCTGTTAATGCTAAGTATTATAGATATTTACGTGTTCATAATGATGCTAGAGGTTCTGTAGCTGGTAAATATCGAATAAGTGCTATTAAGGTTAAACTTTGGAATGAGTAAAAAATGGTAAATAAATCCACTCTTATATCATCATTATACGGATTAGTAGCGTCAAGGCAACCCCTTGATGCTACATTTCCAACATTAGACACAGCTAATAAAACTTCTGCTAGTGGCTATTATGTTAATGATAATCCTTTTGCAAAATTAGAATTGTTATTAGATTGTCAAAACTATAATGGAATAAGTGCATCGGAATTTAATACTCTTTTAAAACAGATTCAAGAAAACGCAATAACAACACTTGTTAATTCAGTTTTTAATGAAGTTGATTTTATTGACAGGCAAATGATGTATCATTATTCATCTAATAAAATTAACACTACTTTATTTTCAGGATTATGTGCAAGAAAAATTCACATTAAAAGAAAAAACAGTATAGCATTAAGAGTGAGTAGAGTTATTTGCGAATTTGAAGGAACCGGTACTTTAAAACTTCTTGCTTTTGTTCCTTATAAATCAACACCGCTTCAAACTAAAACAATAACAATCAATAGTAATTATGTTGAGGCTGTTTTAGATTGGGAATTTACAGGAGTTGATACTGTTTATATTGGGTATATTGCTTCAAGTGGGTTAAAGCCTTATAAAAGAGATTATCAAAACTCTAACATTAAGAGCCTTGTTACAGATTTATGGTTTGAGGATATTAATAACGTGAACCATACAACTGAGACACTTTGGGATTTGACAACAGACTTTGCAATTTCTGATGATATTGGAATTAATCTTGATTTAACTGTTTATTTAGATTACACATCGCTTGCAATAAATAATAAACATTTATTTGCAAAGGCTTTAAATATGCAATTTGCAGTTAATATTATTGAAGAATATATTGCAAGTATGCGTAGTAATATAAATGAACGCAAAGCAAACGAGATATTATCACGTGCAGTTGTTTATCTTGAAGGACAGACTGAACCTAATGTAATAGGATTAAAAACGACTTTAGGTTATGAAATAAAATCTTTGAGAAAAGAAATAAAAAGATTAACCTCGAATTATTTTAATGGAATATTAACGGTACAATCAGCTTTATAATGGCAATTAATATCTACTATAAAACAACAACGTACGGAATTGACAAAATAATTAAGTCGGTTCAACTCCATTTGCAGAATAAACTCAAATGGTCGG